GAAGACGAAGCCGACGACGCCAAGGCCGACGACAAAGGCGACGAAGACCATGCCGACGAAGAGCAAGACAAAAAGCTCATCATGGACATGATCAAAAAGCATATGGGCGATGACGGCGAGATGGAAGATGAGCACGAAGCAGCCGCTATGGAAGCTTACGAAGCCTACAAAGCCATGGGCGAGTCAGAAGACGAAGCCATGAAGTGCGCTGGTAAAGCCATGAAACTGGCTAAGCACATGGCCGCAAAACGCCGTGAAGCTGAAGAAGGAAAATGCGAAGCCGAAGAAGAAAAACATGAGTCTGATATTTTGCCTAAAGGTAAAAAAGAATCAGAAGTCAAAATGCAGGCTCGCATCGCATTCTTAGAGCGTGAACTCAAAACCCGTGATCTTGCAGACCTGTTAGACAAGAAGCTCAAGGAATCAGGTCTTGCACGCGCTGAAACCGATAAGATCCGAAAAATCATCGGCACTGCAAAGAGCGAAGCTGAGATCACAAAAACCATTCGAATTTTTAAAGAAGCTTTCTCTTCTCGAAGTGAGTCGAGCAAGGGCTCAAGCTTTTTTGTCACCTCAACCGAAAAAGCAATTGCACCTCAAAAGAAAAGCAAAGTTTCTTTTGGCGATTGTTAATCATTAACTTAAAGGAAAATAAAAATGGCAACGACAGCTAAAAATCGTATTGTCCGTCAGGTTGCACCGAACTCGGTGTTTCCTGACCTCACTTCCCTTGTGTCCTCGGCTTGCACCTGGAATCAGGGAGACCTCTTGTATCTCGACACAGCAACTCACTTAGTGAAGCCTTTGGATACTGATAACCATGCTCAGTATCAGCTAGGGATTGCAGTTCAGTCTGTAGTCGCTGGCAAGCCTAAAGCAGTTTACACCGGCACGGCTGTGGACGGATCTACCGCAATTGAAGCTTTAGCTGGCCCCGTGTTTCACGTGGTTGCTAAGATGAAATTGAAATCCGGTGATTCCTTCGTTCCAGGCGCAGTCGTTTATTACGGCGGCGATGCTCAGACGGTATCTGTAACCGGAACTTATGACGTCGGCGTGTATCAAGGCCCTGCTTTGACCGCTGCTAGCGGATCTGAAGGTAATGTTTACCTGTCCGCTCCAACCATTTCATAATAGGTGATTAAATATGAGCACAATTAAATTAAGCATGAGAAATAGTGCCGAAGAGAACCGAGAAGTTCTCAAGGCTTGTACGTGGGCATCTGAAGACGAAAAGTCTCTTCGTGAGTCCATTCAACGAGGTTTAGGCGTAGACGTCTGTAACCCTGCTGAGTTCCCCGTTCACAAAAGAACATGGAGCTTCAAAAAAGCACGACAGAAGTTGACCGAAGCTGATTCGGTGACTTTGTTCCCTCAAGTTCTTCGCGCAGGCGTTCAAAGCATCGTCAACTCGATGTACGAGACCGTGCCTACGACTTTTGAGAACTGGACTCACACGGTTCAATCCTCTAAACTAGAGGAACTCTATGCTCCCCTTCATGGCGTGGGTTTCCCCGGTGCTATCGGTGAGCAAGAAGTCTATCCAGAAGTCGGCGCAGCTGGCTTGGACTTAAAACTCCGCAACAAAAAGTTCGGTACCCTCTTTGCAGTTTCGAAAGAATTACTAGAAGACGATCAGACCGGACAGTTCCAGAAGCAAAGCGGACTTCTCGGTCAGTACGCTAAGCAGGTTCTCGAAGTTCTTGCTTACGGTAAATTAGCTTCTGTAGCTAACATGTCCTACGGCGGGCTTTCTATCCCTGTCTCTGAAACTCAGCCAGCGGATGAGTCCACCTACCCTTGGTCAACTGCTTTGGTCGGCGGCGGCGCTACTCGCCCTGCTTCCTACGGTGCATTGAATCAAGCAAATATTCAAAGTGCTTTCGTGGCTCTCATGAATCAAAAGAACTTGTTAGGCCTCAAGATGAACGTTCAGCCTGACAAGATCCTCTGTGGACCGACACAGACATTCGACTTGTCTGTTCTGCTTCACTCTGCCTACTACCCAACGGGTGCAACAGCTGGACAGACCGGCGGCGCTTTTTCGATCAACCCAATCGAAGGCATTGCTGAGAAGGTAGTCAGCCGATTCATGTTCGACAACTCGGGCGCCGTCACTGGTAGCTCAAAAGCCTGGTACTTGGTTGATTCCAAGGTCCCATGGTTCGTCGTTCAGGTTCGTGAAGCTGCAGTCGTAGAACTTGAGAACCCTCAATCGGGTCAGTCCTTTGACCGTGACGTTGTGCGCTTCAAGTTGCGTCTACGATCGAACGCTGACTTCATTGATCCTCGTTACGCATTCCAGGGCAACGACGGCTCAGTCTAATGATTTAATTCTTGCTTGGGGGGTGTGGGTAATCCACACTCCCCATACAGGAGTGACTCATGCCGAAAAAAAAAGCGTCTCAGCATTCGTTAACCATCATCCCCCCCGGTGAGCCCTTTGAGTCTCCGAGGGAGAGAATAGAAATTGAGAGGGCTGAAAAAATCCCTACCCCGGTTCAACAATTCAAGACGCTTCCTGAGCAAATTGCTAAGTCTAAAGTCGTTTTTAAAAATTGGTACGTGCCCGAGATTAGAGAGAAGTATAAAAACTTCGACCGAATGAAACGAATTGACCTCGTATTCCCGTACGCAAAAATCGGGATTGAGGCGACGCACACGCAGACCCTGCTTATTGATACGCCAAAGACTGAGCAAGAGGTTGAGCAGTGCAATTTGAAATTAAAGATTTTAAAGGATTTAGGTTATAAATATTGTTGGGTTGACGAAACGAGTACACTTTTTGACGCGTTAACTCAGTTGGGGGAGAATTAAAATGGCCTGGACTACAGCTCTCGCTGATTCCCGAATGAAACTAAACGACGGACCAACTGATAAGATCCGTGCGTTCAAACGAGTGCTAGGCCAGATTGACGGGACAAATACCCGTTTCAAAACTTTCGAATTTAGACGCGTCACAGATTTCACCACCGCTACCGGGTCACTCGGGGTGTACGTTGATCAAGTATTGCAACCGAGTGGGTATGTCGCAACCGATGACCCAACCAGTGGTTACTTTACGACGACGACCGCCCCAAGTGCATCTTCTGTAGTGGAAGCAACTTATTACGTTCAATACTTTTTAGACACGGAGATTCAGACATTCCTTCGATACTCCTCAAACTGGTTAGGTCTAGGCGATGACTACACCCAAATTCCGGGGGGGTTACAAGCTGCAGCGGTCTCCTACGTCGCAGCGGAAGGCTATCAAAAGCTTGCCAGTCGATTCTCTGAACACATGAGCGAGACCTTTCGACTTGAGGATATGCCGGACGTCGCAAGGCAAGCTCTCATTGCTGAGTGGAAGCAAGCGAGCGAGCATTCTAGGGATACGGCCCATAAGTTACGAGATGAGTTTTACACCCGACAAGGACAATCCTTAGCGCCGCTCTTTGCTGTGAATCGCGGCTACGTGCCTAACGTGGTACCCAATAGGTAGTATGGCAACGGGGATTACACGCACGGAGAAAGGCATTACCGATCGCTTAGACGGGATGCTAAATCGCTCAAAGGGTTTGCGCTCGTTTTTAAATCGTAATATCTACCGCATGTATCAAGACGTTCAAAAAGAGCGGTGGATGACTGAGAACGTAAGTGAAGGTACTAAATGGAAAGAAAACAGTAGTTTTCCAACCTTTGCTAATTGGGAACCTGAAGGGAGTCCTTTTAGAAAGTTTTGGCCGCAAGGATATGCCCAATATAAACTTTACAAGTATCAAAACGCTCCCCTAAAAGGCCGAAGTGTCATGGTCGCAACGGGGGATTTATTCCAGAGTGTCATAGGACCGGGTAAAGGATTTAGAAAAGTAATTGAAGATCGATCGATTACCATCTTGACTTCAATTCCTTATGCCAAGGACGCAGATGATGTTCGAACCTTTACGACGTATAGCCTACAAACAAGAAAACGTTTTCGAAAAGCCATTGCCCAGTTTGTTTTTAATAACTTCTTATTCGATATTCAGAGGGTCACATGAGCACACGGCATTTAGTAGAAATTTGCGTCCGTGGCATTCAGGCTCAACTTGAGGCAAACCTACCCGCTGCTTTGAATGATATTAGGACGAACCGGAATGACAACTTTGTCACCATGGAACCCCCCCGCGATTATTTCGTTTACCCGAAGGCCATGGGCTACCGAACGCCCGCTGTGTTTATCATTGGGGATCGGATTGATTTCCAGAAGCGTGCGACAGCCGCAAATCATATTAACGCAAATTGCAGGGTGAATATTACCGTCTTGGTTGAAGATAAAGACTCTGAGCGTATTATGATCAAGTCTTATCGTTATCAAGCTGCGATTCATGAGGTCTTAGATCAGACGCAGTTTAGTAGCTCAGACAACAAAAGTAAGGTGACCCTAGTCATTCAAGGGGCAAGTTTTTCCCCGCTTTACACGAATGCAGGCAACACAGGAGATCCACAGACGGTTTTTCGAAGAGAAATCGCCTTGGAGGTAGATTGTTATATTTTTGAACAGCTTTAAAAAAGGAGACTGAAAATGTCGAACGCAGTAGTCACAACTTCAAATATGGAATTAACCCCAATGCGGGTAACCTACGCCGGACTAGATCTCGGCGGAACCATGGCGAACGTATCAATCGCGGCAAAATACTCAAAGGCAAATATCGTAGCCGATCAGAGCGGTACGACCGTGAGAGATCGCCGAGTCAATGGTTTAGAAATCACCGTGACGACCGAACTCAGCGAAGTTCAATTTAAGAACAACTGGAAAGTCGTATTCCCACACGCAACCAAACTAGGCACCGGAAATGCGGGATTAGCTGCTATTGATTTCAATTCCGCTGTGGGTGATGGGGATTTGAGCCATGCCGGTCTGCTCGTTTTGCACCCTTTGTCGAAAGCAGACAGCGACCTGTCGAGCGATTACAATTTCTATAAGGCCGTCGCATCCGCTGAATCGACTATTGTCTATGGACCGAGCGAGCAAGCTAGGTTAAAGATTGTGTGGAATATTTTACCCGATGATAGCGTGACGCCTAATAAGTTTTTCCGTTATGGTGACCCAGCTGTAGTTTAAGGAACCTTAAATGAGTCTATTTTTTAAAAAGCCGCAAGCTGAACAGAAACCCGCAATCCTCATGCGTGACTTTGATAAGCTAGTCGCGCAGGCGGTTTCTTTCAAATTGCACGGTAAAGTCCACATCATGAATCCGGTTACGGTTTTGGAGTTCTGGAAATTCTCCGAGGCTATGGCTCAGATTCAACTCTTGGCAACTCAAGAGGGCGTGACGATCGATAGCTTAACGGAAGGCTATCTTGGACTCTTTCAGTCGGTATGCCCGAGCATTACACTGGAAGACGTAAAGAATATGACTCAACCTCAAATCGGGGCGCTCCTTCAATTCGTGGTGGACACGATCAAAGGGGCGTCCCAAGTTGAGGACTATTCCGCTCAAAAAAAAAATCTAGCGGAGTCGAATCAGTAGAAATAAGCCCAGTCAGTTTGACGGTTGAGGCTATCAATCTATTTGGATGGTCGGTTGAAACCATTTTAGCAATGCCCGCGATTCGGTTTTTTGCCCTTCTCGATGAGGGAAGGAAGCAATCCCGCGAGGCTCGCGCCCGTGAGCATGTCGCTCAATGTGATATTCAATCTATTTCTTTAGGAAATCCCGAGTACTTTGAAAAAGTAAGAAAAGTATTTTACGATCGAGCAATGGGCATTGAGGGGAAACCAAAAACGGCTTTAGATCCAACCGACCCGCTCACAGTGGGGTTAGTTGAATCTCTCACGCTTGAAGCGTCTCGGGTGAACTAATGGCCGATGACAGAGAGATATTTAAATTAGACTTAGACTCTAAAGATTTTATCGCGAACGCAAAAGAGGCTCAAAAAGCGTTGAGCGATATTGCAGACGCTGAATCCCTGACAAAACTAGTTTCAACTATTGGAAACGCTACATTAGGACTTGCCGCCGTTGCGACCGCTGCGTACGGGTTTAAAAAGGCCCTGGATTTTGTAGAAGAGGCCGAAGCAATTAAGCGCGTCAATGCTCAGTTTGAGATGCTGACTGCTAATGCTGGCATTGCATCCGACACTTTGAAGGAAGGGTTAGAGAAAGCCGCCGCTGGGTTAGTCGATACAGAAGACTTGCTTCAAGCCGCTAACAAAGCATTGGTTACCATGGGAGGCAGCGCCGAGAAGCTTCCCCAACTTTTAGAGGCTGCCCGTAATTCGACTTTAGTCTTCGGGGGTACACTTACCCAAAACTTTGAAGCGTTAAATCAAGCCATTGCAACCGGTCAGACCCGAGCCTTGCGGCATTTGGGAATCATTATTGATTCTCAAAAAGCTTACCGCGACTACGCTGACTCAATTGGGGTGACCGTCTCGGCCCTCGATGAGACTGAGAAAAAACAGGCTATTTTAAATGCGGTTCTTGAGAAATCGCAAAGCACGTTTAAAAATAATCAACTTAGTACCAATGACGCGACCTTCAGCGTTCAAAAGCTGAGTGTATCGCTTAAGGAACTTAAAGACACGTTCGTCCTAGCTTTTGATAGAACCATAGGCCCGTCTCTTAGATCCTCAATGGCCTCTCTTGCTGATTTTGCCAAGGGTGCGGCTCAAGTTTTTGCGGGTGAATTTGGTACGGTAGAGCAACAAACTGATTATCAAATTCAGCGCACTGAAAGCAGAATTAAGTCTCTCACCGATCGCCTTTCTAAAATGGACGCGCCGCCCGAGGGGTTTTGGGGCAAGCTATTTGCGCCGAATGAAAAAGCTAAGGCTCGAATTCAAAGCCTACTCGATGAGAGTCAAGCCAAGCTAGAGGAGCTCAAAGCCAGACGTGAGCAAATGGTTGAAGACAAGGGCGCAGCTGCCCCTGGTGCTCCAGCCATTGAAGATGATTCGGGACGAAACGCAAAACGATTAGCAGAAAAATCTAAGTTTGAGGCAAGCCTACAAGAACTTACTCTACAGCGAATCAAGAGCGAGGAAGAGGTCGCTACTTCAGTTGCTCAAATCAATACCGAGCAAGATGAGAAAATCATTGCAACGCGTCAACTTAGAGACGCAAAGCTTAGAGAATTAGACGCTCAAAGGGCACTGCAAGAGATTGCAACTGATGAGGAGTTGAACCTCAAAAAGCAAGAGCTCACCGCTAGAACAGACGCTGAGATTGTAAAGATTCAAGAGGAGACCGACCAAAAACGGATTGAATCTCTTAGGCGATTTGCTGAGTACAACAAATCAACTATGGCAGGGTTTACCGGCTCAATGCGTGCGGCAAGTGCCCAAGCCGCAGCTGACATGCAGAACTTCTCAAAACTTGGGTCTCAGTTCACCAATGCTTTCGCTCACAATGCCACAAGCGCCTTTAAAGCAATTGGAGACGGATCAAAAAGCGCCGCTGATGCCATGGGCGGGTTTATGCTAGGCACCGTCGCTGATATGGCCGAGGCTTACGGCTCAGAGCTTTTACTCTCGGGTCTATGGCCGCCTAATCCTCTCGCGTTAGGTGCCGGGGCCGCCCTCATCACTTTATCGGGATTCTTACGTTCTAAAGCCGGTGGATCTAGTGCGGGCTTAGGTGCTCAAGCCGCTGCAAGCTCGGTCTCGGGTGCTACAACCGTTCCAAGTATGGACACGGGCGCGGCTCAGCCTGTTATGGCTGCCCCTAGTCTTCCCGCGTCAGCTGCTAAGCGCGAAGTGCAAGTTAATATTATGGGCCATTATTTTGAAACGCCAGAAACTAGGCGTATGCTTGTCGATATGCTGAGACAGGAAAGCGATTCAACTCAATTTACCATCGCTCAGATCGGACAGGGGGCGTAATGGCACTCACGAGTAAAAGCTTATTTCTGTACGGCTTCACGGTCGATGCTTACAATGCTAACCTGACTTTTAATATCGGGGGGGCTGCCCTTTCCGGATATCTTCCTTATGGCAGTTATTCTCTCGATACGCTTTGTCAGGCCGTAGTGACGCTCTTGTCTAGTTTGGCACCTTCACGGCTTTTTAGTTACTCGATTAATAGGACCGTGAGCGGAGGACTTGAAAACCGGGTGACTTTGACTTGCAGCACCGGAACCTTTGGCATTGATTTTTCGGTGGCGGCTAGCATCGGGCCTACTCTTGGGTTTAATGCCTCAATTTATACGGGCTCACTCTCGTATACGGGAAGCGTGACGGCTGGGACTGCATTAGTTCCGGAGTTAGTCGGCTACACCTATTTAGGACCTGATTTTTATAAGGATATTAATGGAGCGGTAAACATATCAGCCACAGGCTTAAAAGAGGCGATTGTTTTTCAAATCATGCAATTCATGCAAGTAGAATTTAAGTATGAGCCTCAAGCGAAGGTCATTACTCAATGGTCTCCTTTTTGGAACTGGGCGATTCAGCAAAAGGTATTTGAATTCACACCCCAAGTGAGTGACCCTACGACGTACTACGAGGTGACGCTTGAGAAGAGCTCAAGTAATGGCAAGGGATTAGGTTTTAAAATGACTGAAATGCTGCCAAATTTTCCTTTTTATTACCAAACGGGAATGATCACGATGAGGCGGCAAATTAACCCAACTTTTATTACGGGATGAGGGTATTCTTTTGGGAATTTTAGATGGGCAACCTGTAAACCAGGCATACACAAATCCAGCATTCCTTGACCGTCGCGCAGACGATACAGCTGTTGGGAAATATACTTTAAACAATACCGACACGGCCTCGGGTAGTTCGGTCACGAATCTACAGAGAGAGCATAATTCTGTTGCGTCCTTTGTTGGGAAGTCTCTCAATTCAGTAAAAAATGATTTGCCAGCGTGGACCAATACACAAGTAGGATCGCCAACCGATACACTAAAAGCTAGAGCGGATTCTTTGACGCAAAGGTTCTCAGGCTCAGCGGGTCACTCGCATGATGGAACCGACGGACAGGGGCCTAATATTGTAGCGTCGACTCTCGCAAGCGTTCCTTATCGGGGCTATGTTTTGCAGGGGACGAGCCTAACCGGGGTGAGTGGATCTTCAACAAATGTGAGCTCTCAACTCTCGGGAAGTACTCCCGGCGGGTCTGCCTCAAGTTTAGGTGTAGTTACTTCCGCACCCTATAACAAAATTGTCATTAGGCAAGCCACAGGAATCAATGCGGGCGATTCGTTTGTTGATAGCCTGGGGAATGTCGTCTATGGGCGGTTGACTTATGCGGCTTCAGTCTGGACTCTAAGCTATTACGTTTTGATCTCAGCGGTTGAGACGGCCTATAGTTTTGGCAGTTCGGTCAATGTCGATTGGTACTATCAACAAATCTATAACCCGATGATCTCCGTGCCTACTTATTCGGAGTTTGCTGTCATTCCCTCAGATAACGTGACCGCCGACGTTCTACCCGCCACGCAAAGCACGCAAGGTAAGGTCCTTCTCTCAAGTAGCGCAGGGGCAGCCGTAGGAAGTACGGGCTCAGTCGGTACACCCAACGCAACGGTTGCGAATGCCGATCACGTTCATGCGGGTGTTCATTCCATTTCTAAGAGTGGTAGCACCGCCCTTTTAGGTGACGTGACAATTACGGGAAGCAATGCCGTTGCGATTACTCAGGTCGGTCAAAATATTGATATTAGCTCACAAGGCTCAATCGGCTATCAAGAGAGACCCTCAGGAATTGTTAACGGAATTAACGCCACGTTTGGGCCTTTGACTTATACGCCGAGCTCAGCTGCTTCTGTTTTAGTTTTTGTCGACTATGTGGCGCTTCCTAACACCTCATGGTCATTAGTGGGAAGTAGTATTGTATTTAGTTCGGACATTCCCCAACTCGGTCAAAGCGTTTACGTCTTTTATATGTATGCGGGGACGCCGAATACCCCCCCGGTTCCTACCGGTGCATTCAATTTAGAGTACAGAACGCTATCCAGCGTTGAGATTAGCGCCAAGAGTTTGACGCTGAATTATGCCCCAGCTGTATCGAATTTAACTGTAGTCGATTTAGTCGGCTCAACTGCTCAGATATTCAATGTTGATTTTACTGTGGCGGGCTCTTCGCTGACTTGGAATGGCCTTGCGCTCGATGGTATACTTTCAGCTGGTGATATCTTACGGGTTCAATATTTCACATAACAGGAGGTTTAGAAAATGAGCCAAACAAATGGAAAATTCATTCTACCGGATTCGGTCAATGATTTGAAAATCAAGCTGAGAAACGTAGGCCCACTGCGGGCAAGAAATGCCGCTGATTCAGCTGACGTCAATCTTTTACAATTAGACGCATCTAACATTATGCAATTGATGACTCGGACACAAATTGCAACCACTCCGAGCTCATCCAATGACGTGGTCAATAAGACTTATGTCGATACCGCGATTTCTTCGGGATCGAGTTCGACGTGGATCTCAGCCGTTTTAGACGGTCCACTCAATACCCCCCCAGGATCTCCCTCAAGTGGTGATCGGTACTTAGTTGGAACTAGCCCGAGCGGACTGTGGGCTGGGCACGCTAACGCAATTGCTTACTATACTACGTCTTGGAATTTCACGACTCCAACGGCGGGCTCGTTTGTTAACGTAAACACCTACACGGCGGGATTTTACGTTTATAGCGGCTCTGCATGGGCAGCAAAGGACTTTGAAGAGACGACTGCTAGCACGGGCTTGCAAAAAGTCGGCGTGGACATTCAACCTAAGTTCGAAGCCTCTAACCCTACCCTTCAAAACTCAGCGGGAAGTCTTGCCGTTAAGCTAGACGGATCGCGAGCGATTACGAGTGGGGCGAGTGGTGTAGGCGTTAATCTTGAGGTGACTAACCCCACGTTGCAAATTGCAACAAACCAACTCGGCGTCAAGCTGGATAGTGCTGCACCAATTGTCACGAGTAGCACCGGTCTAGTCTTGCAGCTTGAGGCGTCTAACCCTTCTCTTCAAACGGTGAGCAACCGAATCGGCGTGAAATTAGACGCAGCCGGTGCAATCGTGTCAGGCTCGGGCGGGGTAGCCGTGCAATTAGAGTCGACAACTCCTACGCTTCAAATTGCGACAAATAAACTTGGGGTCAAACTCAATGCGGCGGGTGCAATTACAAGTGGGGCGTCTGGTGTTGGAGTAAACCTCGAAGCTTCTAACCCGACGTTGCAGATTGCGACCAACCAACTGGGTGTAAAACTCAATGCGGCGGGTGCAATCGTCACGGGTTCAAGCGGCGTTGCAGTGCAAGTAGACGGCGTAACTGTTAAGATCAACGGCTCAAATCAATTGGAAGGGCTCAAGCCTACGAAGGAAAGCTTCACTCTTTCGGCTACTAATATTACGAACGGTTACATTGATCTTTCTCATGTGGTTCAGACTGGATCGGTCTTGTTTTTTGCAACTGGATTGTTGCAATTAGAAGGTACGGATTATACCTTATCCACAGTTTCTAGTGTGACCCGAGTAACTTTTGCAGGGGATTTGACTGCCGCTGGCACTGCGTTAGTATCGGGTGACAAGATTACGGTTGCTTACTCGTACTTGTAATTGAGGGAATAGAATGCGTCTTGTAAATCGTTACATCAATGAAGGCTGGACTCAGGAAACTCCCACGGGTACGATCAACGGCTCGAATAAAGTTTTCACGCTAGCCAACACACCGGATGACTCCGCAAATGTCGCTGTACATTTGGACGGGTTATGTCAGAGACCTACAACGGATTATTCGATTTCGGGGAGTACGATTACATTCGTCACCGCGCCCGCTTTGGGGCAAGACGTATTCGTCCTTTATTGTAAGAGGGTATAAGAGATGGGCAGACTACAGAATGAAGATCATAAAAGCAGTGCGGAATTAATTGCAGCGGGCGGGACGGCTGCCCAGTTACTGAATGACTCAAAAATCTATGTCACTGGAAACGGAATTAACGACACTCTCTATAATGCGATTGTAGGCGGATCAATCGGAGGAGGAGGAGGCGGTAGTAAAAACTACATTACCGTGGGCTCAACCTTCGAGAACAACGCTACGACCGGATGGTCTCTTGCTCATTCCACCCTTGATTCGACAAGCAAAGTCCCTAATCAAGTAAGCGGCTCTTGGACGTCTGCCGCTGGAACTTTATCCATTACGACAGTAGGCTCAGGCTCTCAGTTAGCGGGTAACTACTCCTTATCTCTCGTTTCATCCGCTGCAACTACAGCCGGGGACATGCTGGTTTCGAATGCGATTACCTTAGACAAGGAAGCGCAGGCGTCTGTTCAGACGATCACCTGTTATTATAAAGTTGCCTCTGGTTCTCCTAATTTTTCTGGTACCTCCTCAAACTCGTTAGCCGCCGCCATCTATGACGTAACGAATAGCGTCTGGATTCAGCCCTCCGGGACTTATAACTTTACCAATACGGGAACGGTTGGGAAGTTTTCAGCGACGTTTCAAGTGCCGAGCAATTCTACTTCGGTTAGGTTAGCTTTATTTTTTCCGAATGCTTCCAGTGGAGCCGTGACTATTTATTTCGATGATTTCGGATTAGGCCCACAGGTTTCTCCGTTAGCTCCGGCAGTGAGCGATTTTCAAAGCTACACGCCAACATTTGCAGGAATGGGCACGGTAACAGGAATTTATTGCTATTGGGCGCGTTTTGGAAATGCCATTCGAGTTTACGGAAAATTTACAACTGGCACGGTTACAGCTGCAAATGCAACATTTACACTGCCCAATGGGCTAACTAATTCAGACACGCAAGGCGAAATTGGTGGGGAATGGTGGAGAGATGTTTCGGGTGGAGGTGCTGTAAAGCGCGGTTCTCTCCCTTATGCACCTGGCTCTAATTTAGTAGGATTTTCATGGGATGACTCTACACAAGCCGTATCGCCAGCAGCACAACAACTTGCATCATCAATTATGGGCTCATCTCAAACCATTTTTTTCTGGTTTCAATGCCCTATCACTGGCTGGAGCTCCAACAGCGTCGCGTCAAGCGATACAGATACTCGAATCGTGGCGATGCAGGCGTATTTGTCGACGAACACAGCAAATGCTGGAGCTAATACAGTTACGCCTTTCAACACGGTATTGAACGATACGCATGCAGGTTACTCAACGGGTACAAATTTATACACGGTTCCGGTTAGTGGTTATTACCGCGTCAGCGTTTCTGGAATTACAACCTCATCAAGTGGAACTTGGTATATTCGGAAAAATTCTACTTCATTTCAAGATTTGGCATCTGTTTTCAGCACGCAAGTAAGTTCAGGGGCTCAAACAATTCTCTGCAATGCAGGAGATACTTTAGGAGTTTTTGCAAACGCGTCATTAACTTTTTCGGGAAGTGGAGCTCCTTACGCCACGTGTTTAAGCATTGAGCGCCTTTCAGGTCCTGCAGTTATCACTGCGACGGAGAGCGTGAACGCGGCGTATTATGGCACTGGATCTCTCGCGGTCACGACGAGCTATCAAAATGTTACATTTAACAATCGAGAATATGATTCTCATTTAGCTTTTAATGGCACCACGTTTACCGCTCCGGTTTCTGGGGTTTATTTATTTAGTCCCACTATTGCTATAGGCGCATCCGCTGCGAATAATGCGTACGTTGTTTACGTGAAAAATGGCACTCAGGTCGCAAGCACCAGTAATGTTTGTGTAAGATTTACCGCAGCATATTCCGATACTCGGACTTATGCTTATCAACCTAAATTAAATGCAGGAGATACAGTGTCTATTCAATTTGCAGCTGACACCAATGGTGTTGTGACTGTAGGTCAATCAACTTCGAGAATGCAAATTACGAGAGTAGGTAACTAATGAAACGAGTCATTGTTAAGAATTTAGATGGCATTCAAACGAACGGTGCTGATTTAGAAGATCCAATTCAGTGGATTGCTGAGTGCGAAGCAATGGGCGCATGGGGCGTCGAAGGCTCATACACTGTTGAGGTAATTGACCTAGATCAAGATCCAGCTTGGCTACTTGAGCAATGTCATTCAAAACGAGCTGCTGAATACCCGCCGATGTCCGACTATCTAGACGGAATTGTAAAAGGTGATCAAGCTCAGATCGATAAATACATTGCAGATTGCAAGGCTGTAAAAGTCAAATATCCTAAACCTTAGAAAGTTGAGACATCGTGAGTGCGACGCAGTACCCAGACAATTATGTCTTAACGACAGCGGCGCAGACTAAACAACTCAATATTGTTCTATGCATTGACGGGCTCTCAACCTGTTTTTCAGTCGCAAATACCTATACCCGAATCAGGTATGGTGATGCGGGAATTTACTACGGGACACCCGGCGTAGTGTATGGAGCTCTAAGACTTCGCGATGATGTAAAATCTTATCTGAGCTTTGACTCAGGCATGACTTTGTCACAAAGGCTTGAGCCAGAACAGGGTCGCGCATCGATCTCACAATTTAGTTTTACGCTCATTGATAAAGATGGCTACGTCTCGCAAGTCGTCTCACCCGGTGGTGGGCTACTCAATGAGATTCTAGGCCGAGCCGTCACGGTTAGAATGGGTTATCTCAACAATAGCTACCCAGAGGATTATTTTGTCGTATTCCGTGGCATCATCACGAATGTTCAAATCGTCGCGGGCAAGGTTAACCTCTCCATAGGAGATGCGAATCAAAAAAGACGCTCAGCTACGTTTAAGGTCGCAAAAACCACACTCACGGCTGACATCACAAGTTCGCAACTCAATATCCCCATTAGCTCAATCGTTAATTTTTATGACCTCATAATAGATGAAAGTCCGGCTACTCCGAACCTTTGGAGTGTAAAGCCCTACGTGATTATTGAAAATGAAATCATCCCTTACGGCTATGGTGCAATCTCTGGAAATACGATTACGGCTTATTCACGGGGGGGAGTGTATGCGAGAGGCACAAGTGCGGCAGCTCATGCGAACGGAACGAACGTCACGAATGGAATTGAAATCAATGGTCATCCAATTAACCTAGCTTTGAGAATTATGCTCTCTGGCTGGGGTGGGCAGCCTTGGAAAACAGGAGTAATCTGTACCGCTTTGGGTCTAGTCATTGACGGAACGGTCACGCCCGCTGCTAATGTGATCGTGCTCCCCCCCGCAACAGACGCAGATATCGAGTATGGCCTAGTCATAAATGACCGCGTGCAAATCTCAGGCAGCACGGCGGGGAATGACGGAACTTATACGATTACAGCCTTCGGGACGTGTGAAGGGTTTTCTAATCGATTGATCTATATCAGCTCAAATCTTGCTATCGAAAATCCGGCCTCAAGTGTGACTCTCTCGTTTTATTCTCAGTTTGACGTTTTGCCTAATAACGCGGGGCTTGCCCTAACTCCAAACGACGTGGATGTAAAAACCCACATTAAATATAGAGATACCGTTTTTGTGGGCACTGAGTACTTTATGGTACTCTACATTACGAGCCAACAAACGGGTAAGGCGTTCATTGAAAGTGAAATGTATTTACCCATGGGAGCGTACTCACTCACTCGTTATGGCAGGCTCTCCATGGGTTATACTAAGCCGCCCATTGCAGCGGATAAGCTTGTGGTGCTTGACGCAAATAATGTGGTTAACCCTCAAAACATTTCAGTCTCGCGGGGGCTCAATAACCGAAAATTCTATAACGAAATTCAATTTCAATACGATGCAACGGACGCGGGTAATTTTCAAGAAGTCGTGCGCTCAGTCGATACAGACTCATTAACTAAGATTGGGATTTTGCAGCTCTTGCCGATTGCATCGCAAGGATTGAAGGCTCAATACGGGGGTGGAATTCTTGCCAACCGGATTTGTAATCGCTTACTCACCCGATTCAGGCAGGCAGCCTTTGACGTTCAGCTCTCGACGTTTTGGAATCCGGGCACGTTCATTGAGGCAGGCGACGGGGTAGTGCTTCGCGACGGTGGGTATTTGCATTTAACTAACTTTGCAAACGGTACAAGAGACCTAGGCTCTCAAGTCCTAGAGGTGACTGACCGAACGATTGACCTCAAAACAGGGCAAGTGAAGCTCACTCTCACGTCTGCCTTGGGGAATATCTTAGACGCTCGCTATGCGGTAGTGTCTCCCTCCTCTCAAATCTCAGCGACCGGCACGACGACAAGTCAACTCAAAATAAAGCCAAGCTACGGCAACACCGTGGATGAGATTTTAAAGTGGACTCAACTTGTAGGGATTGACCTTTTGATTCATGATTACACGTTTACGCATGTTGAGACGCGGACGCTCACGGGAATCAGCTCAACGCAACCTGACACGCTTTTACTCTCAAGCCCACTTTCGTTTTTACCGGGCGAGGATTATATCATCGATGTCGCACGCTATGGAAGTGGTACAGATCCAGCCTATAACTCGCTTGCGAAGGCGGTTTATTGCTTCATGGACCCGACTCTCACTGTACTTGCGGGGCTCTCTACTACTCAATTCACGGTGTCCTTGAGTGACCTGGCCAAGCTGTCCTTAAATGCATCTATTTTTATTCGAAGTGATGATTGGTCAGTCAAAAGCCCAGACGTGAAAGTATCGCAAATCATTAGCCCTAACACGGTGGTGGTGAGTGACTCGGTAGGGTTTACCCCTTCAGCTGGCCAAAAAATTGAGTTAGTAGGGTTTTTAGATAGCGGCGGGGCCTATCGCTATTTGTAAGGAGATTTATGTCAAATTTAAGTACGACAAGCACACTCATTCAGACGGAATCGCTTCAGTATCAAGCGCCCGTCTCAGAGAGCTCAATGCAAGCGATGGGTGGGGCGATTAATTATTGTTTATTAAAACTGATTCCGATTGGGACAGTGCTTCCCTCGATGCTGACTCAAGCTCAATTCAATGGTCAGGTAGGCGTGGGCTATTGGGTGATAGCAGATGGCTCATCTTGCACAGGTACAACCTATGCTTCAGTGACTGGATATGCAACCGTGCCGGATCTTCGCGGGGTATTTCTCCGAGGTAAAAACAATGGGAGAGCCGACGGAAAACAAAACCCCGACGGTGATCTGTCGCTAGGGACGTATCAAGCCGATGCGTTTGCAAGTCATAACCATAGCTATACAGTAGATGGCGACAACGGTAATCAGCCGGGAAACCATGCTGCGTGTGGTAATCAAACGGGCGGCACTCGTACTAATACAGTCGATTTCACTGGTGGTAATGAAACGAGAGCCAGGAACGTGACAATTAACTATTTTATCCGGGTGAATTAATGCAAGAGATCATAGAGGCGATTGAGGCAACGGCAAAAGAGCAAAAGATAGACCCGAAGCTACTGCAGGCGATTTGCACGGTTGAGAGTAGTTTAAAAACCAATCTAGTGCGTTTTGAGCCTGCTTATAGTTATTTATTTCAGACCTCAACGTTTGCAACCAAACTTCTCATCTCACAAGACACTGAAGCAGCGTGCCAGAAATTCAGCTATGGACTCGGGCAAGTTATGGGCGCAGTCTGTAGGGAATACGGCTATAAAGAGAATTTAATGAGCCTTGTAACTGACTGGAAAACTGCTTTAAAATTCTCAGCGATGCACCTTGCTAAATACCTGAAAAATAGACCTAACGTGCAAGACGCCATTGCAAGCTACAATGCGGGCTCTGTCAGGAAAACACCTGACAATATTTATGTAAATCAAGCTTATGTAAATAAAGTCATGCATGAATTTGAAATGCTCAAGTCCGTTTGATTTCGCTTTGATTCTTCCCCATAATCAAAGGAGGAGGCTGTTACAAGGAAGTGACTTGCCTCCGCGAAAACCAAGGGGATAAAGATGGAACAAATGATCGATCAATTACCAATTATTTTAGGCGTTCTTTTAGGCATCTCTGAAAGCCTTGCGCTCATTCCAGCTTGTAAGAGCAACGGCATACTTGACGCGATTATTAAAGTACTCAAGGTTTTAAGTAAAAAAGAATGATCACAGGCATTCTCACCTTTTTGCAAATGCTGCCACGGCTGTTCACACTTATGGAGCAACTAGGACGCGTCATGGCAGATAAGCGTTTTCACGCCTGGTTAGATGATCTTGAGAAAACAGTGGATCGAATCGAGAAGGCTCAGACACCGAAGGAGAAGCAAGATGCCGCGCAAGCTCTGGCTCAGTCTATTCGTAATTCTCGCTAGTTGTAACAATGGGCCAAACGTCACGATTTGTCTGATTGATTCAAAAAACCAGACCCTTGAGTGCTCAAATGCGGATGGCATTAAAACGACGTTAAGGCTTGATGATTCAGACAACTACGTGTGTCTATCTCCCCAGGATGCTGAGCGGCTTTTGCGTGCTTATAATCAAGCGGGGGGGTGTTTACCGTGAATCAAAATGAGCTAATCAAGTGGGGAGTATTTTTGCTCTCGCTCGTTTCCTCAATCTTCGGGCTAGCAGGCTACGCGTTTAATCAGTTTGAGAGTAGAGAAAACTCAGCTGAGATGCACAGATTTATAGAGAAGCGATTGGATCAAATCGAGGATAAAATTGATCAGTTAATTACGCGGTAATCAGTAAGGACTAGCCTGATTTGCGTGCCGTCTTTCGTCTCGTAGGTCACTCTTTGTTTTTCCAAAAACTCCCGTTTCAAAATTTGGTTCTTACTCTCTGGAATTTGATGGACGATCAAATCAAGATCATTCTCAGTAAGCTCATAGACTGAGACCTGTGAGCGGTAGAAGTCTTGATAGTTCACGATTTTCAAAAGCTGATAGCGA